CAGATTACTAACCTTGTTAATGGTGCTCCTGGCACATTAGATACCCTTAAGGAAATTGCTGACCAGATTCAGGCTGGTGGTACATTCTACGATTCAGTTCTGTTCAAGTCTGGCGGAACAATGACTGGCAACCTAACCCTTGCTGGTGCTCCAACTCAAAACCTACACGCTGCTACTAAGTTGTATGTAGATGATGTGGCTGGTTCTGCTACTGCTGCTGCAGCCTCTGCTGCTGCCGCTGCTACAACTTATGATAATTTTGATGATAGATACTTAGGTGCTAAGTCATCTGCTCCTACATTGGATAATGATGGCAATGCGTTACTTACTGGTGCTTTATATTGGAACTCAGTAGATAATTCTATGTATGCTTGGTCAGGTTCTGCTTGGGGTTCAATCTCTTCAACTGCAGCAATCTATCGCTACAAGTTCGTAGCAACTGGTGGAGAAACTTCAGTATCTGGAACAGATGCTAATGGTTTAACTCTTTCATATCTAGCAGGTAAAGAGCAGGTATACCTAAATGGTGTTCTATTAGTTCGTGGTTCAGATTACACAGCATCTAATGGAACTAGCATTACATCTTTGTCAGCCTTGGCTGCATCTGATGTACTTGAGATAATTACCTTTACTGCCTTTGACTTGGCTACAGCAATTCCTAACACAGTAATTGATGCTAAAGGTGATTTGATTGTAGGAACCGCAGCAGATACTGTAGGTAAACTAACAGCAGGAACTAATGGATACTATTTAAAGACTAACTCAGCAACTGCAACTGGTCTTGAGTGGGCAGCAGTATCTCAGTATTCATTACCTTCACAGACTGGTAATTCAGGTAAGTTTTTAACAACAAATGGTACTTCAGAGTCTTGGGGTACAGTCGACACACAATCCATTGAGGTAATGTCCTTGATGGGTGCATACTAAGAAAGGTAGTAACTAATGGCTACAACTTCAAAAATCCTCTTTAGGGGAGCAGCATCAACATCAAGCACAACTCTATACACAACTCCTTCAGCAACTACAACTGTAGTAACTGATATTGTTATTGCTAACACAGCATCATCTTCTGCTACTTATGAACTATTGCTTAACGATATAGTTCTAGCAAAGACTGTAACTGTTGGAGCCAATGACTCAACCATCATACAGTTAAAGCAGCCACTAACTGCTACTCAGACTATTAAAGGTTTAGCATCTGCTACTACTGTTAACTTTCATATCTCAGGAGTGGAGATAGCCTAATATGGGTGTATATAAACTCTCCGCTGCGGGAGGCATAGCCACACCTAGAACTAATTACTCTAGTTTTTTGGCTGGTAATCCCAAAGCAACTTTTCCATCTTACGAATCAATAGCGACTGTTACTGTTGGTTCAGGTGGTAGTTCTAGCATTACTTTTAGTTCTATACCTAGCACTTATACACATTTACAAATTAGATGTTTAACAAGTTCTTCTAGCCCTACCGCTTCATCATCTATCAATTTTAATGGTGATACTACAAATGGAAATTATAGAGACCATATACTTTATGGTAATGGCGTTTCTGCTGTTGCTGCCACAGATGGCAATTATCCTTATATTGGAATGCAAGGTTCAGCAATGACGACTGGCCCAGCCTCGCATATTATAGATATTTTAGATTATGCAAATACAAATAAATATACAACATTACGCTCGTTAAATGGTTATGATGCCAATGGCAGTGGCTATGTATGGTATTCATCTTTATTATGGATGAACACAGCCGCAATAAATCAAATAGTTATTAAGAGTAATGGTTCAAACTACAACCAGTATTCATCATTTGCCCTCTACGGAATTAAAGGAGCCTAACAATGCCAGCAGGTAGTACATACGAACCAATAGCGACAACTACTTTAGGTAGTGCGCAAGCAAATGTTACATTCTCCAGTATAAGCGGAAGTTATACCGATTTAATATTAGTTTGTGTTGCAAAAGGCGCATCTCCACAAAGTATGCGTATGCAATTCAATAGCGATACAGGCACAAATTATTCAACGACTAATTTATTTGCTGATATAGGCGGTTCACCTTCTGCTAGTTCTAGTGGATATACAAGTGAAACAAGCATAAGAGCAGGTTACATACAAAACGGATTATCAACCACAGATTTCTTAGATTGTATTATCCAACTACAAAATTACTCTAACAGTACAACCTATAAAACAATTCTTACTAGGTCTGCTCAGGCGGTTAATGCCGCTGTTGGTTTGTGGCGTAGCACATCAGCAATTACTTCTATCGTTTTATTTCCTGCGGCTTCAGTTAATTTTGCTTCAGGCTCAACCTTCACTCTCTACGGAATAGCGGCGGCATAGACTATGGCAAATACATATGTATTAATAGAGGCTAAGACCTTAACTACAACTACTGCAAGCATTACATTTAGTGCAATTCCTGCAACCTATACAGATTTATACCTTGTATTATCTTTAAGGTCATCAGTTAACGCAAATGAAGATGGTTTATGGATTTCACAAATAAATGGAAGCGGTTCAAACTTAACTAATAAATGGTTGCGTGGTTCAGGTTCTAGTGCAACATCAAGTGATAGTGCTCTTTACGGTATCTATGTTGGACAGGTAAATGGTGCAACTGCAACTGCGAGTTCATTTGGCAATATCTCTATTTATATTCCCGATTATGCAAGTGCCAACAATAAATCAATTTCAATAGATGGCGCTCAAGAACGCAATGCGACAGAGGCATATATGGGATTTACTAGCGGGCTTTGGTCAAACTCTGCTGCTATAACCTCTATAACTTTAGATACACAGGTTGGTGATTTAGTCCAATACTCAAGTGCTTATCTATACGGAATCAAGAAAAACTAACTAAGGAGAAAACAATGCCAACTAAAATAATCGTGGACTGTTCCACAGGAGTAACTACTGAGGTAGAACTTACCGATGCAGAAATTGCTCAACGTGAAGCAGATGCAGCAGCATTTGCAGCAGAGCAAGCAGAGCGTGAAGCAGCAGTAGCAGCCAAGGCTGCAGCCAAAGCATCCGCAGAATTAAAGTTAGCAGCACTAGGTTTATCTGCTGACGAAATCGCAGCACTTACCAAGTAAGGACAACCAATGACTAAAGCCCGTGATATAGCGAGTGCAGCACCTGCACCCTCTACCGTATCAGCAACAGAGATAGGCTACCTAGATGGTGTCACCTCTGCAATACAGACACAGATTGATAGCAAGCAAGCAGCCAATGCTAACGTATCTACAACTGAACTTGGGTATTTAGATGGAGTTACATCTGCTATTCAAACTCAGTTAGATGGTAAGACTGCTAAGTCTACCTTAACTACTACAGGTGATATTTACTATGCCTCATCTGCTAATACTCCTGCTAGATTAGGAATTGGTTCTACATCACAGGTGCTTACTGTATCTGGTGGTATACCTACTTGGGCTACACCTGCAAGTGGTGCATTAACAAAAGTTGTATCAACAACTTTTTCATCAGTATCTAGTCAAGCATTCCAATCGTGTTTTACTAGCACATATAGGACATATAAAATTATATTTTCAAACATAATTGGTTCGGCAAACGCTGATATGCAAATTAAGTTTTATACTGGTACAAGTACATTATTAGTTGATTATTCAGGTGGTGTAATGCAAATTTCAACCGCTGGCACACCTTCGGCTGCATTTAACAATAGTTATTTAACAGTTTTTTCTTTTGGAAAAATTGGTTCATCCGCTGGCACACAATATTCAGGCGGTGAAATAACTATTTTTCAAGGTTCTGAATTGGTTGGTGCTGGTTATGGTGCAACCTCTGGAATGACTTCTTGGCAAAGCGGTGGCGGTGTATCTTTTAGAATTGGATATTATGGCTCATTAAATATTGATGGTAATAATGCCATTACAGGATTTCAACTTTTGCCATCAACAGGAACAATAAGTGGAACAGCCACAGTTTATGGATTGGAAAAATAATGACTACTAAAGCAGAAAAAATTGCTGAATTGAAATTAAAACACCCAACTATTTCTAAAGGCATCAATGACGAAATTTTTGAATTAGATGTTGAAGAATATGAAGAAACAATTACCAAATGGGCAGAGGTTGAATTAGCACAAGAAGCGCAAGCAGCCGAAGCCGAAGCGCAAGCATCAGCCAAAGCCGCTTTATTAGAACGGCTTGGTATAACCGAAGCCGAGGCTAAACTGCTTTTGGCATAATCTTAGGGGATTGTTCTAGTAAATATTAATAACTAATTGAAAGAGGTGTGCCATCGCAGGCAGAGACATTACGGACGGCAGGGCCAATCAAGCAATTGCTGTTGATGTTGGTATCGTATCTACAAGCGCATACTGGCAGAACACCTCTGACTCATATGATGTAGCAGTAGGTGGACAACCATTCTTCTATGCTATTAGTGATGCACGCCCATACATTAGGCAGACAGCACCATACAAGAAGGACCAGTTTGACAATGGTGCAGAGCCAGGTGAGCAATCACTTACTGGCTGGTGGCTAAGAAGTCAATCATCCTTTCACGGTGGCACTGGTATTAAGTTCTATGACCCATCTGCTGGTGAGACAATTACACATAGATTTGCTGATAGCAAAGGTGTAGATGTTTGGACTAAAGGACAGGTAACTTTACTTAACTCTACTTCAACTGCTCACTATACAAGTGGTCCTATCCAATCCAATAAGAAACCATTTCAACAATTACGTTCTATTCAATACAGTGGCACTGATGGTGTATTGCTATGGGATGAATATGATGTTGATAAGATTGCAGTAGATGGAACTATTACACATTTTCTAGATTATGCAGCAGGTACTGATTATCCTGTTTATGCTATATGTGATGATGGTACTAATGCTTACTGGATGACACGCATCCTTGATTCAGGTGTAGATAAGACAGTTCTATACAAGAAGGCTTTAACTGGCACAACTGCTACAGCCAATACAGAAATGTTTAAAACAAGTTCTGTTGTTGTATCTAAAGGCATAATGGAATATGTTAAAGACCGTATTGTTATGGCTATTAATAATAGCATATATGAAATATCTGGCTCAGCAACATCTTTACCTACAGCATTGTATACACATTCAGATTCAAATGTAGTCTTTACATCTGTCACAGCATCTGGTCCTGCTATCTATATCTCAGGCTTTGATGGAATTCAATCATTTATCTATAAGTTTACTCTTAACACTTCTGGTGTTATGCCTACCCTTACCACAGCCATTACTGCAGCAGAGATGCCAGTTGGTGAAATCATCCACAAGATTTACTACTACTTAGGTTATATGATGATAGGGACAAACAAGGGAATCCGTGCAGCAGTTGTCTCTGACCAAGATGGCTCCATTAACTATGGTCCACTTATTGTGGAAACCACACAGCCTTGCTATGACTTTGCTGCACGAGACAGATTTGTCTGGTGTGCAACTGGCGTAGATGGTGCTCCTGGGGTTATCCGTATTGACCTTGGTAATGAGATAGAAACTTTACGCTTTGCCTACGCTAATGACCTATACGTATCAGATATATCTGGATATAAAACTACATCTTGTGCATTTGCTGGTGAAACCAACAGACTTGTATTCTGTACTACAGCATTAAATGCTGGCACAATTACCAATAAAGCATTAACTTCTAACGTAGCAACTCTTACTACATCTGCTGCTCACGGACTATCCGTAGGTGATGAGATATGGGTAGAGGGTGTTGATTCCACATTCAATGGTAAATATACAATTACTGTTGTTGGTTCTACTACTACATTTAGTTATGCTAAGACTGCAAGCAACGTATCATCTACTGCGGTATCATCTGCCACGGCATTAGTTAATAAAGTAGGTTCTATCAATATTGAATCTGCATCTACATTAAGAGATACTGGCTATCTAACTACAGGTTATATTCGCTATGGCACACTTGAGCCTAAAAACTTTAAGCGTTTACTTGCTCGTGGTGATTTTACTTATGGTTCATTAGTATTAGAAACTGTAGATAAAGATGGCGTAGAGTATGACCACATTACCTATGAAGCAGGAGTAACTGCTGTTGAGGTAACTACATCTAGCCCTGCTACTGCACAAGAGTATGTAGCCTATAAGTTTGCACTCACTCGTGATACAACAGATACAACTCAAGGTCCAGTATTTAAAGGTTACCAAGCAAAGGCTACTATTGCTACACCTAGACAAAGAGTTATGAAATTTCCAGTCTACTGCTTTGATATTGAAACAGATAGATATAACGTAGTATCTGGATATGAAGGCAAAGCATTTGCCCGACTTCAACTATTAGAAGATGTTGAAGAGAATGGCGATGTTGTTGCTTGGCAAGACTTAACTACTGGTGAAAACCGTCAAGTAGTTATTGAACAAGTCTCATTCACCCGTATGACTCCACCTGACAAACGCTTTGATGGTTTTGGTGGCATCATTGAAATAACTATTAGAACGGTATAATACTTATGACACCTAATGACTGGGCTGCATTCGCAGTAGCCATATCCACTTTGATGGGAGCACTAGCGGTAGGAGTAAGACACTTAGTTAAACACTTCTTGTCAGAACTTAAACCGAATGGTGGCTCAAGTCTCCGTGACCAGGTCAATAGGTTAGAGGAAAAAGTAGATACGCTCTATCAAATATTAATTCAGAAGTGAAGGCCGATAACTTTCCTAAATGGTTCTATGACAACGCTACTGTTGCTGATTTTGAATCAGGACTAGCAGAGTTCAAGGGTAAAAAGAATCTTAAGTTCCTGCAGATAGGTGTCTTTACTGGCAACGCATCTGCTTGGCTACTAAAGAATATACTTACAGACTCATCATCATTACTGGTAGATGTAGACCCTTGGTGTGGCAACCTACCCCACGAGTCAGTATATGATTGGGCAGATATACAAGAAGCCTACAAAGAGCAGACTGCTCCGTATGGCAAGAAAGTTCAAGCACATAAAGCATTTAGTGGTGACTGGTTAAAAGAACATAGAGAACTTAAGTATGACTTTATCTATATTGATGGTGACCATTTACCTGAATCAGTAACCTTAGATGCTGACTTATCTTGGGACTTACTTAAGGTTGGTGGTATTATGGCCTTTGATGATTACGAGTGGGACCACCCAGATGGTACAGATAAGAACCCAAAGCCAGCAATAGATGCTTGGTTAAATAAACATAAGAATGAAATTGAAATACTGCGTAAGGGATGGCAAGTATGGATAAGGAAAAAGTAGACAACGATTGTCAAGGTTGTGGTTGCGAAAGCCACGACATATGTTGGCCTAAACAGAATTACTTAAGAGAGAAATGGCTACAGGACAATCCTGATGCTGGCTTCAATGGATGGTGGTCAATATGACAGTTGTAGATATAGCCAAATCTCAGATTGGATATACTGAGGTAGGCAAGAACAATGACAGTATGTATGGCAAGTGGTATGGATTAAATAATAATCCTTGGTGTGCAATGTTTGTATCTTGGTGCTTTGATAAAGCAGGTTTAGTATCTAAGGTAGCAGCCCAAACTAAAAAAGGTTTTGCATCTTGCGATGCTGGTCTTAAATGGTTTGCTAAACACGGTAAGATAGTCCCAGTTGGCAAAGCCCAACCTGGTGATATAGTATTCTTCCAATTCGATGATGACGCACAGGCTGACCACGTTGGCATATGCGAAAGCAACGATGGAAAGAAGTTCCTTACTGTCATTGAGGGTAATACCTCTAGTGGCAATAAAGGAAGTCAATCAAATGGAGATGGTGTGTATCTTAGGAAACGTGCCTACTCCCTAGTAATGGGCGTTGCACGCCCTTAAGGATGGATATGAATACAAAAAAAGTAAAAGCAATTGTTGCAAGTTATGCTCGTGCTGCAGTAGCAGCCGTGCTTGCTCTATACCTTGCTGGCACAACTGACCTAAAGACTCTAGCCATGGCAGGTGTAGCAGCCGTTGCAGGCCCAGTTCTGAAGGCGTTAGACCCATCAGCAACAGAATTTGGACGTGGAAGTAACTAGTTATATACCCCTAATTGGGCTTTAAAGGCCCATTAGAGACAAGAAAAACCCCCGCCTTAGTAGAAATACTAGGAGCGGGGGTCTTTTTTGTTTTCTAAGCAGTTCCCCTGCTACTTAGATAACTCTTGCACCACTTGGAGGATTTTATCTGGTCGTATCAGATAACCCTTTGACGGATTAGGTTCTATATTACAGGTAATAGGGTGCCCATACAAGGTAACGGCATGCCGTAAATGTTCTATAGGTACTATAAATATAATTCCTTCTAGTACAAATGCCCAGTATGCAGCCTTAGTTGCAGTTAAACCAGATGGATACCACTCTTCATTATTGTGTGACCAGCATACAGTTTCTATATATAGGTTACCAGTGTTCTTCCATTTAAGGTCTGTCTTAACCTCAATGGTTTTACCATTGGTTAGTAGTTGATTGACTAATGATTCACCCTCATGTCCAACGGATAAATCTAAATCAAAATCAGATAGTTTACTCATAGTTACTATTAAATACAGATATAGGAACAACTGTTTTACCAACTATTCCACGTTTACTTCTGTATCTATTCCTTTCTTCCATAGTAGTTCCTGCCCATATTCCGTGCACTAGATTGTCTATTGCATAGTCATGGCACTGGACTCGTACTGGACAAGTGTTGCACATTTTCTTAACATAATCAAGATGGGGATAGTTACCTCTTTCTTCAGTAAAGAATATCTCTACATTAATACCATTGCATGCTGGTATATCTTTCCATGTTGGATAATCAATCAAGGTTAATCACCGTTTGATAACCACACTTAGTACATTCAAGATTCCATAAAGATTTACTTGGGTCTATTACTTTCCACATATAATTAAAACAAAACAAATGACGTAGTCTTTTAATATTACCCTCCTGTTGAATAGAAGCCACTTCCTTTGAAATGTACTGGTGTGGAGGACCATATACGAGTCATAAGATTTCCGCAAGATGAACAAAATGGTGGAGCAGAATCATTTGTTTCTATTACCTTAGTACAGACCTTACATTCAAAATCATAAAATGGCATTGTTAAATAACCTCTTGCATTGCACTATAACATGAACATCTAACTATATAAAACTGGTATTTTTTATGGTATATCCATTGTCGTCTAGTATTAGAACAAATAAGACATACAAAATTACGATAACACATTAGTCGCAATCCATTCCGTGGTCATCTATTGGGGTGGGTAATGTAACCAACGAACCACAGTCTACACATTCCCCATCTAAAAAGTAAAAACATATTTCACCATATTCAAAGGCTACTATAGCAGTAAATAATTCTGAACCACATACACAAATATCTCCTATTGAATTACCACGTAAGTCCATTGCTCTGCTATAATCTTTTTTAAATAAATCTTTTATTTCTCTAGGCTCTTGTGTCATCTTCTTCTTCTTTAACTTCTATATTATCTGTATCAGTATAGGTACGCCATCCACCCAGTATTCTAATTAAAGAATTAATTGCACGGCTAACCCTCATTCTTGCACCATCAGCAGATGTATTTAATTCTTTACCAAGTTCTGTCCACTCGCAATTTTCTACAGAAAATCTTAGTCTTAAAATATTTTGTTTTGCCTCTGCTAGTTTGTTGTATGCTTTTTCTATATCTGCCCTAAGAACTAACCAATTATTTCCATCTGTAACTTGGCCTGACTTATCTGGTTTAAAGTTAAGGTCTTTTATTTTAATAGGTATTTCATAACTACCTGAAATAATAGATGGTAAAAATGCTTCAATAACTGATGGGTCATAATAATAAAGGTCAACCATATCGTAGCCAAACTTACGGGCTTTTTCTTTTTCACAATAAGTAATGGCTGCATTGCGTAATGATTTAGCAATTAATTTTTCTTTATCTTTTGGTGGTAACTTAGACCACTCTGTATATTTATTTGGATGGGTAACAAACCACATCCATAAAATCTGTCTTATATCTGCAGTTTCAACTATAGAATATTTTCTGGAATATTCTATGGCAAGGGTGGATACCAACAAATCATACTCTTGTACCCACGCCTCAGTCACTATTTAATTTATACCTTCCCATTGCCCTCTTTGTACCAATAGTCCTATTATTGCATAGTTAGCCAGGTCTATAAGGGTATCTTCTATAGATTCAAAATTGGGCGTGGCGTCTTTATCAGCCAGGTTATTTAACCTAGCCAACTTATCATACATTCTTACACGCAGCCCATTCATAGCCCCACCAGGGGCAAGGGCTATATTCAGGGGTCCATAGTCTTCTTGTTTTTTCATCATAATACTACGTAATTCATTAAGAATTATATCAACATCATTTGGATTCTTCATCTAACATCCTATTCATATGCATCTCAAATTCTTCCATTGCTGCTTGTACTGCTATTTCATTAGAAATAATTTTACCATTTCCTTCACTGCTTGCTAATAATATCATTCCTAACATAGTTAACATTTGTTTTGCATCATCTGGTTCTTCTTCTATTCGGAAATAAATATCTCTTAATGCATTTAAAATATCTAAACCTTGCTCGTCAGATACTGCTATACCAACTAATTTTTTATTAGAGTTTACATGTTCCCAAAAATCTTTAGGATTGTCCCAAGCATTTTTTGATTCGTTCATCTATCCACTCCTTTCCTTCTTGTACAATTATACTATTAACGTCATGGCCTTCTGGCATTTGTAATAGATTAACATTATGTAGTTCTCTACTTAATCTTTTGCCAAACTCTAAGCCAGCATTGTCACCATCTGCTAATACAATTACTGTTTCAAAATCATCTAATATTTTTGTATAGTATGGTCGCCAGTTATTAACTCCAGGTATACCAACTGATGGGTGTCCAGTCTTAACTGATAGTACTACTGTATCTAACTCACCTTCAGTTACACATACATAACTACCTGCTGTTAGTACTACTTGTGCATTAAACATTGTAGTTTTAGCACCAGGCATACCCATATATTTAGGGTCTTCATGGTTATTAGTAGTTCTAAATCGTATATCAACAATACCTGATGGGGTCATATAAGGAATTGCTAATCTATTTTTGTATGCTTCATGACCTGGCAATGGTTCTGCTACTACACCTAAATTAAAACTTCTGCCCTCTTCTACCGAGAGATGTCGGGTTGAAAGATATTCCTCTGCCAGATGCAGATGTTTTGCGTACTGGTCTGCTGCCTGCAAGAGATATGCTCTCTGCGAATTTGATAGCCTCAATGTAATTACCTCCTTGTCTGTACATTATTAAATCGTATACGTCACCTGATGCTTCACAACCAAAACATTTAAATCTATTTTCATCATAATTAATGGCTGCTGATGCATGTTTATCACCATGAAATGGGCATTTCATTTTGCGCCAACCATGCCCCACGGCTGGCAGGGTGGCGCCTACGTGCATTAAGTAGGCAGATATATCATGTTTGTCCATTAATCTTCCTAATTAATTCTATCCATATTTTTGCTGGCATTGTTGCATACCATTCTCCTACATCTCCTTTACCTATTCGTTTATGTATAACTACACCTGTCCATGCTTTATCATTTTTAATTTCTATTTCTAACTCTTTTATCCATGCAGATAAATCTAATTTCTTATGGTTCTTTACCTCTATAACTACACCATTAACTCCTGCTATATCTCCCTTGTCTAAATGTGCACCTGCAATTCTACGCTCTACATATGGGAACCATTTCTTTAACCAATTAACTACATCTCGTTCTGCGTTGGAACCCTTTGCTTTGCGTGGATTGCTCATTCAAACTCCTGTTGTTGTGGCATATAACGAATCATAACATCATCTAGATACATAGATTCTGGGTTGAATGCAAGGGTAACATAGTTGTTACCTGTTTGGTCTGCTTTGCCATAGCGATTCTTGACTGCTGCTACACATAGATAGTTCATATCTGCCTGCTTCATCTGGCCGATAGTTAATACCATTGCTGGTATCTGATTAACTAATCCTTGGATTGATGACCTTGGCTGACACGGACTGCCCTCGTATCCTTCTTTGGTATGGTGCAATACAAGTAGTGCTGCGTTTGTATCCCTGGCTAGATACTTAAGTTCTTTCATTGCTGCACGCATACCACCGAACTCATCGTGTCCATCCATTGCTATGTCCATTAAATTATCTACAACTATAAGTGCTGGACTCTTACCCCATATGGTTTCAAATGCTGATACTTCTTCATCTAAATCTTTTAGTGTTGGGCTGGATTCAAAGCACCAAAACAAATGATTACCATTGGCTAATACTTCTTTTGCTTTCTCTGGCTGACGCTTGATTAATTGTTCTGCTTGTTGTTGGCTAATGTTTCCTGTCATTGCAATTAATCTCATAGCCATAGTGTGTGCATTAGTATCCGCACTAAAGTAAAGGGTAGGTAATTTAGTTTTAGCCGCAATTGCTAATGCAATTGATGATTTGCCTGCACCTGGGGTGCCTGCAATAACTGTTACTTCTGCTCTACGCAATATAATTCCTGCGTTTTCAAATACTTTAAACACAGCAGGTAATGGCTCGCCACCTACATTAGTGTTATTAACACTTCTAATTAATGTTTTCATTACTCTCCTTTAATATAAACGGGGGCTGGGCACCACGACTCAGCCCCCGTTTACTGTTAAATACTAAGCAAAGATTGGCTTAGTACGTAGTTCAGTTGGAATCTTGGGACCTGTCCAACGAGGACCTGCTGCTGGGTCATAGAATGCTTTATATGGTTTGCCAGTTGCCTGTGCTTTGCCATATTTAAGAACCATAACTCCCCGCTCACATGATGGCGCACCTGGTTTGTTATATACCCAAGTGTTACCCCATTTATCTTCAACTGTTTCTTCTCCACCTGATTCTGTGGATGAAATGTTTGCATTAAAACTAGAAGCAATATCTGCTACGGACATTGGCTTACTTGCTGATGTCCCTTTTACTGCTAGTTCTACTTCAGTAACTGCATCGGTAATTATATGTATACCTTGTGCAATCATGTCAGCAAACTGGTCTGCTGTTTCTGCACGCAGAGTTATCTGTGTGCCTCCTGCTGTTTTGAGATTGATACTGATTGGTGCTTCAGTGCTACTCATTTTTCTCCTATTCAAATGTAGTGGTTAAACCCTTCTGGTCTCTCCACTTTCTTGCTTTCATGGCTAATTGTAAACCTTTCCAGCCTTCTTTAATATCTATCCACACTAACTTACACGTGCCTGTTCCTGCAGGTAGATGAATAATGATTGCTTTATCTTTGTTTACTTCGCCCCATGTACCACGGCTTGCCGTGGCACTATCATACGGCAAGCCGTTAGCATATATTGCTAACTGTATTGCGATATTACTTGGATGGTCTATACGACCAGTTTTAATATCTGCAATAAATAACTCGCCTTTATACTCAACAACTCTATCTGGTGTGCCAGCAATTTTGTATTTATCTAACACACTAAACTGTTCAATGAACTGTTTGTTGAGAATCTTAGTTGCTTGTTCATAGGCTTTTACATCTGGCATCCACTCTGGTGGCACCACGCCTAAGTCATGTCCTAAATCTAATTGTTCAGCAAACGAATGAATTGCTGTACCTATGTTGGCTGCTTTATTTGCACCTGCTACTTGCATAGCATCTTCAATTAAAGAATTAACTGCCAACTTATCATCATGTGCTGCTGTTATTGATAGCAATATATCTGGTCGTGTAGTTAAACCAATTGCTGCCATTCGCATTTTCCAAGCAGTTAATGCTGATGCATCATCTAATGAATTAGCAATAGTTGTTGCACGTGTATAAGCCACTGGCTTACCACCTTTTGGTGGAATTATTAATGGCCTACCATATCTATCTCTATCTATTTCTTGTGCCATATTCTCCTTTATGAGTCAGCCCTGAGAAAGGAGATAGCCGAAACCAGGGCTGCTCAAGATTAGTATATCACATTAGGCTTCAGGATAGACGGAATCTACCGTGATGTCGTCTACCCATAGGTCACCATCAGCAGTAAAGTTGACATCAATATTGTCTGTAATCATGTCTTCTACTGCTTCTTTATTAGGTGCTTCTATGCCTGTAATTGTAGTAGTAATAGTTACTGTTGCAGACCAACTCTTAGTTAGTTCTTCACTACCTATTTGTCTGAGCAGTTCATTAACATCATTTACTTCAACTACAATTTCATCACTATCTGTTTCATATTTAGATTGAAAGAACTCTCGGACATCAAACTGAGCGCTTTTAAACTTACGCTCAACTTGTAATAACTCTGTCTTGATAACTTCTTTTTCTTCTATTAATCTGGTTAGTGATTCATTGGTAAAGGTATACTTAGTATCTTTTACCTGGATAGAGATAGTTGGTTCAGTACCATCTATCTCACTGTAATACATTGTCATGCTATCTCCTTTATTTTATTTTGATTGATGTTTGTATAGGGCTTGCGCCTTCAAGTGCATCACACTCTTTACACCAGTAACCATATAGGCCATTGGCAAAGAGTGATTCCGATACTACTCGTTTTTCTTTTCTACATACATTACATTCTTTGATTGCAGATATTATACTCATTATGATATCAACAATTCAAGTGCTCTAGTTTTAATGCCGTCATTACGACCAGCCATTGTACTAACTGCAAGGTTTTTGCCTTTAGCGTTGTAGTCAGCCCACTCTATAACTGCGTGCCACATACCAAACTCTGTGTCTCGTATGTTTTCTTGTGTAGGTGAGGCTGAGTATATGTCAAAGGCTTTAGCCCTGGCATTGATTGCATTAGTAAATTGTTTCTTCTCACCTGTTGATAGCAAATGATACGGTGCTTCCTCTATCTTACTTGGTAGTGGAAACACACGCTTGAAATAATTCTTAGCATGCTCGTGGCTTGCTTTTTTACTAAGCAATGTATCTGCTAGTGCTGTGTAATCATTAGCCATATCATAGGTTAGTTGTATGATATTAGCAATCTCTGATACTGACAAAACTGCGTTGCTTGTATGATTCAAAGTATAAGTATACTTGTTATTCTTTTTGTATATCTTATTGATTTGATTCATACAAAACAACCGTTCAATTACTGGTTTAATTATAACTGAACTGCTGCCATCATGACTAGTCTTGGCTAATAAGAATGCTGCATGTGGGTCGTTGGCGATGGTCATTTCCAATGGAGTTTCCATCAACATCCAAACCTTTGCACCGCCATCGTACTCACCTGCTGCTGCATATCTAATCCCACTGCTGTCAATAAGATTATCTAATGCACCAAAGATTTCTGCATTCTGAAATACTTTATAGCGATTACCTACTACACCAATGGCTGATGTCTGACCATATGGTGTTGTTTTAATAACTGCTTTTTTATTTTCAACAGGGATATAATCTTTAACCATATTAGTTCCATTCTCACCTGGAACTGTATAGGTTGCAGTTATATCGTGTAGTGATACTGACCAGTCTAGTCCTGCTTGACTGGCTACCTCACTGGCTGATGTAGCCTCGACTGCTATACCTGCTTTATGCCATGCGCTTTTACGTACGGCTCCATGTATAAGTGTATTACTTGTCATTATTTATCTCCTTTGTTTCTATTGCATAGATAGTATCTACAACTTTAGTATGTAGTTCTTCAGCCATTTGTTTGAATGCACCTGCTGGCCACTCAGCAAGAAATACTCTGTTAAGTAATTTAGCCAATGCATAATCTGGATTAAGATTTAATACCTCAATCAACATTGACTTAGCCTGCTCTGTTTCTTCAACTTGATATAAGTATCCACAAAATACTGTGGCTAATGGAACTGCTTTGTCTTTAACAATAACATTACCAAGTAATGATATGTATTGACTTACATAATCAATGTCTTTTTCTAACTGAACACCCATTAGAAAGTCACGGATTTGTAGGTTTTCATTGGTAGCAATGGCTACCTCTGCTATGTGTTGGGCTGATGGTATAACACCATCTGCTACATTATCAATTGCTTTACGAATGTCTTCAACAATACGAACATTTGTATCACGGTTATCTGGATTATATGTTCCTTCTTGTTTGATTAACTCGTCTTTTACTTCATTACGAAGTGTGTCATAATTTATGTCTAGCATTTTATCTCCTTTATTTACGGGCGCTCTGCCCCTTTTGGCAGACGCCCGATTTGTTATAGGTATCTGGCTATTGAATTGTAAGTAGATGTTGACACCGTCTCTTCATCTGTAAGTTTAAGAATACGAATAGCATTCTCAATCTCTTCGACATCATCTTTGTATTGGTGCGTAGGTATAACTTCATAGTCACGGTCAGGTTCTTGTGGAAAATCTTTAGCATCACAAAGTATATCAAAGTCAACATTCATAGTTGAATTCCATGAACGATAGTTTGTTCTGATATTTTCTGCTTTGCTGAAGTTATTAACTGCCCATGCTTTTATATCTTTATCCCATTTTGTGCGGGCTTTTTGATACTCTGCTTCTAGTTTATCTTGCTTTGCATAGTCAGTCTTTATCTGGGCTAACTTAGTTTCTAATGCATTGATTACCTTAACTGTAGGTATCTTTACATTAATTGTCCTGCCATTTCCTCTTGCCATTGTATCTCCTTTGTTAGTTGTTAGTATACCGTGTTCGCAGGTAGCGGTATAACCCACCTTCCATAATCACTTATCCAAGTGGTGCGAATCTACGATTACGCTGGTTAGACCTGCATCTCTCGTAGAAAATCTACCTAGGGAATCCATACGGAAGCGCAAGGTAGAATTCTAATACCATCCTTTGGCACGCCAATGTGCCCATGCTTGTGATGGTTTGTTATAACGGTGCTGGATATAAGCCAGCCCCCGCTCAACCTGAAGCGGGGCTGGCGTTCCAGGTTTAGTGTTTAACATTTGGGCTATGCCATATGCAGTAGACTTAGGGTTGTTTGCATCGTGTTGCCATCCAGATTCTTTGCCCCAAAGTTTGGCGAGTGCACGCCATTCAGACCTGTTCCAATGTGGGTACTCCCATTGCATTAAGGCTTGGGCGTATGCCTTCGCCATGCGTGGTGTCCAGATAGATGTGTCTATGCAGTTGGCTTGCAATTGTGTTGCTACTGCTGCTGCGTATGTTGGACTCGGTAAGAATGGTGCGGACAAGAACGCTAGTAGCCAACTTAAATACCCTGCTAACAATCTCTTCATTTAATAAACCTCCATGTGAGATATCCAAAGAGTATGAGGAATGTCCAGGATTGTGATGGTGTGAGGTATGAACTCGCAATGAACTCGTCAATCATTTCACCCTTACAATCTCTTGGCTATGCTTTATACCCTTATCAAACTCTAACACATGCCACTCTGATGGGTCATCAAGGGCTTCATCGCCTGCTGTATCTATATTTATATGTGTAGTTCGGCACCTAACTTTGGCCATAATCCACACGGTATGCTCCCATTGTGGGGTATCTTCTTCAAGCATTGGCTTCCTCATCATTCTTTAGAAGGTCATTAACTGTTGGCTCTGGGGCTACCCATACTCTGCCTGTCGCAAGTAACTCATCATATACATCTAGCATATCTAGCATGGCATATGCGAAGGCTTCTTTAATCTTGAGTAGTTCTTCTCTAGTTCTCATTGTTATTTACCTTTGCATCTTGCGTCTGGTTGCAGCGGAATCACTCATACGCTGAATGATTTCGTTTTGTGTCTTGATTATATAAATGCTATAGCCAATGGTCAAGATGCTGACAACTAGGGATATCATAATACCTATTATTGTTCCTGTATCTAGATACATTACTTGCCTCTTTTCTGTGCACGGATAGCCAATTTGGCTGGACTATATCCACCTATTGTCTTACCTGTTTTCTTTTGAACCTTTGGTTTTTTCTTCCAGGCTTTGCCATTCTTTCTCTCGTTACTCACATTATCTCCTTTGTTATAGGGCTGGCTGCGCAGGTAGTGGCAGCCAGCCTGTTATATGTTACCCTACTGTTATTGAGTGGGCAACAATTTGTTGACGGGATTCCAGTTTATCTGGATTACGGCGGTCAAAGTAAGTCTTTAAAGAACCTTTGACACGGATGATATCTGATACACCATCACGCATTGGCACTGATAATAACTGTGCCTTAACTTCATCATCCATTGCAACTATCTGACCAGTGTATACACACTTGCCAAATGCATCTCGTTGGCTGATGCTTGCTAGTAACACTTTATAGTTACTAGTTCCTGCTTCACGAACTGACTTTATATAGCCAGTTATATCTACATTATTCATGCTATCTCCTTTTCATTTAGGGCGGTTGCCCCTGTCAACTTGTTACAGGGGCAACTGCTATTCAATTAATTGCAATTAGGACAAACTGTATATTTATTGTAAACATAATGACAACTAGAACATATAGTTTCAGATGTTTGCAATTCAATGGCATCTTCTAAATCAAAGAATCTATCTGCCATTTCTACTACTGGGTCAAGGTATTCATCCTCTCGCTCAGTCCATTTGTGATTAGCACCCTTATCATGGGTCCAATCAGTTGGTTTACTCCAGACTTTTAGATATGTAAGATTGCCTTCGTCAACAATCTCATGCGCTATATCTGCTGCTTGTGCTTCTCTTTTGTCTAGACATTCTCCACATAACTCGTTGAGTTGTGTGCATTGGTAGCAGTCATTAGTTACAGTAATACCATTACTAATTACTAGTTCATGGTTACTTGTTTTCATTTTATCTCCTTTGCATTTGAGTGAGAACTTTCCCGCTCACTTGTGCGGCGGGAAAGTTCGACAAGCACATCATTGTGATGTGAGAGTTTTATTTCTTCTCTTACTTTCATTAGGATTTTTCCTAAATGATTTTCTCCTTTACCTTTACACATACCCCAATAAGTATCTCCCCAAGTATTACCTTCTATAATTACTTTATCATTAGTATCTACTAATAACTTAGTAAGGGTAGGGTTTTGCGTAAACTTATTTTTTATTATTTTATACATAATATCTAATTTAATATCATTCCAATCTTTTCTTAACTCTATTCTTTTTCCTAGCGCTTTAGCATTCGCACCATTTAAATTTATAAACTTAACTCTTACTAAATTATCATTAGATTTCATGGCTTGGTAAGCAGCCTCAGCATTTCTATAAACTATACCATCTAGTTCTATAGAACTTTCATAAAAATTACTTAAAAAACTACCTCTTAAATTATTTATTTCCATAAGTATTCCTCATCTTTACCACACTTACAACACATAACATAAACAACACCAGTTATATTTAACTCGTGCCAATCATGCTCATCAAACTTACATTCATTTACACCTACTATATCTATATTATATCTACATTTATCACAAGCCCTATATAATTTACTCATTATTTATTTATCCTTTCATTACACTTTATTAATTTAATAAAGCGGCTAATCCACACCATGCCCAGCGGGTTAGTCAAGGGCGAGCAATTAGTTATCATTGACTGCGACCCCTTGACGAACCCATCTTGCTGGGCGTGGTATTTTTGGGCCGCTTTGTTAAGGTGTAATGATGGCTCGCATAATGCATGAGTTATTGTCATGGGCTTAGTGCTGTGTGTGTATATCATTGACTCGTATAACACATTAGGTATTGTCAGAAGTTCCTTTGAATCACAAAGGAACTCATCATTGATGGGCTGATAATTGGCTGTCAAGTTAGCACCTCTTTATTGGTGATATAACTAGCCATCATTAGTGGAGATAAATAAAAAGGGCTAACTGATTTCTCAGTTAGCCCGATTTATTAGGCTACAGAATTTACTGTGAAATTCGTTAGCCAAGCCTTATCAGGTGTTTGAGAAGTCCTGAACCAGCCTGAAACAGTAGCCACAGGACGCTTTGCGTCTGCGCCAGCAACTCTAGGAGTTGACTCAAGCAGTTTTGCCAGTGGCTCCACTGCGGTGAATGTAATGAACGGCAAAGATGCTTGGAATTTGCCTTCCTCATTACGGAGAATCAATACGCCCTTTGCGTATTGATTGCTGTTCTTGGCTGTCTTGATTTCAAGACCAGCAAGTTCAGCGTTCTGAAATGTAACTTCGTGTGACATTTCTACCTGCTTTCTGCCAGTTTTTTCTGGCAGGCATCAAATAACACAGGGGTGGGTCCTGCTGTCAAATAACACTCTTTCCAGTTATTTGATGGCGGGTGCCCCTGTGTTATGATGCGCTTCTGTCAGAAAAAAGGCAGAATAGCAGGTGTCTCAGAAATGTCATGACGAAGTTGCTCGACATTTCAGGTTGCTGAACTGGCAGTCTTGTAAATCAGTTCAGACAGCCAGTCTCAGAACAGTAATCAAACGCAAGAGCAAGGGCGTTTGATGACACCGTAATGGGGAACTCTAGGCAAAGGACAAGCCTTTGCCAATAGTTCATTACAGGCAACGCAGTAGCCACGCCAGCACAACTGCTTGCCAACTCTAACGAGTTGCCAGCAGATGCTTGCGTCAGGCTACTGTTTTGCTTAGGCTGGTTCAGGCTTATCAGACACGAAGTCTGATAAGCGGCTAACAATTTCTATTCAGGAAATTGTAGCCAAATTAAATTGGGAAACTGATTTAAGAAATCAGTTAGCAATTTAATTTATCGGAACCTCTCTGGCGCATCAGTTTTAAACTTAGCCAGAGGGTCAGGCCTGATTAGCGAACTGTTACAGTGCTGACAGCCCTATCAGCCCTTAAGCCGAAGGGTCTAAATGACCCTAGGCTTATTAACCAGTCGCTAACTCATCTATGTACTCTACATAAAAGATTTTCCCGTACAGAAGTATCCCCCATACCAGTCCCAGTTTGTCCTATTTTGTACTAATTTTTGGCATACTAAAAAAAATATTTTGTTTCAAAGCGTTCGCTTTGGCTGTTTGAACAGGTTATACTATATAGAGGCTGTTTCTTTTTAACAGTAGCAAGTCCTTGGGGGACTTGCGTTACAGACTGTATATAAGAACTGTTACAACTGATGAAAACGGGACAGGACTATGACTTTTCAAAAAGGGGGCAATAACCCCAGAACCCATGCTATGGCAGGAGCAAAGGCTAAGGTTTTAGCCTTGGTGGCCGAAGGCCACTCTGTCCATAAGGCTATGGATATGTGCGGCAAAAAACCTGACACTGTAAGAATCTGGTGTCTTAGGGATAAGAAGTTTGCTGCTGACCTAACAGAGGCTAAGGCTACCGCAAAGGATGCTTCCCTTGCAGCCCTAGGTATCCCAAAAGAAGAAATAGATTTCCCTAGGTTCTCCGAAATTTTTTTACAACAGAGGGTATTTCCCCACCATCAAGATTGGATTGACTTACTAGAGGATAGAGAGCCTTCATGGCTGCACCCTAGTATGGTTTACGAGAAGGGTGACCCAGCCCGTCTCTTGCTTAACGTGCCACCTGAGCATGCCAAGAGCACAGTCATAACCGTAAACTACTCCACATACCGTATCGCTCTCAATCCAAATATCCGCATTATCGTGGTTTCTAAAACGTTAATCAAAGCACGTGAGTTCGTGTACGCAATCAAGCAGAGACTCTCCCATCCACGTTGGTTAAAGTTGCAAACAACTTTTGGCCCCGAAGGTGGTTGGAAAGAAGATTCAGACACTTGGCGAGTTGATACCGTTTACCTTGGGAGCGATGCTAGAAATTCTAGCGAGAAAGACCCCACCATCCAAGCACTTGGTATGGGTGGACAGATTTACGGTGCACGTGCTGACCTCATCATTTTAGATGACTGCATTACTACAGCAAACGCCCATGAGTATGAAAAACAAATCAACTGGCTACAAAAAGAAGTTATTACCCGTTTGGGTAAAAATGGTAAGTTACTAATCGTAGGGACACGAATTGCAGCGCAAGACTTCTACAAAGAACTCCGTGAGGCCAAACACTGGTCTGGTGGTAAAAGCCCTTTTACTTATATGGGCATGCCTGCTGTTTTGGAATATTCAGAAAAGCCTGAAGATTGGAAAACGCTCTGGCCTAAGTCGGACCTTCCTTGGGATGGGGATACTGACATACCTGACAAAGAAGGGTACTTCCCGAAATGGGACGGCAAAGCCTTATTCCGCAGACGAAGCGAAGTAACACCGCAAACATGGGCGTTGGTTTACCAACAAGAAGATGTTTCTGAAGACAGTATATTTCCACCCGCAATTGTTCAGGGTTGTATCAACGGCCAACGCAAACGTGGCCTGCTGAAAGCAGGTGCCGTAGGACATCCCCGCAACATTGAGGGGTACACAATCATTGGATTTGACCCCGCAATGGGCGGGAATGCTGCGTTTGTGGTGGCCACATATAACAGAGCAGATAGTAAAATATATGTTCTTGATTGCGTAAATATGTCAGACCCTACTCCACAAAAAATTCAAGACATCATTGAGCATTTGGTAGAAAAATACAGACCACAAGAATTACGAGTTGAGATTAATGCTCATCAAAAAGCCTATGCATTGGATGATAATTTAAGAAATTGGTTAGCAGCATATGGCTGTCGTTTAGAATCTCATTATACTAACAAAAATAAATGGGACTCTAACTTTGGTGTAGCAGGTATGTCTATGCTAATGGGAACTTTAAGAGATGATAAGTTCCAAAAGAATAACATTATTGAGTTTCCTTCAACAGATAACTCAGAGGGTATGAAGGCATTAGTCCAGCAGTTAATAACTTGGAAACCTAATACTCGTGGTAAAACTGACTGTGTTATGGCATTATGGTTTGTTGTGTTAAGAGCACGGGAGTTTATGCAACAGACTAATAACATTAGTAAGTACGCAAGAAATCGTTGGGCAACAAGAGCACAAACAGAAAAAAGATACTCAGTTAATTTAGACGAAGCCTTTGCAGAGCAATGGCAACAAACTTACGGATAAGGAATTATATTGTTATCAATAAATCAAATTGCAGCAAGAGTAGATTCTCTTAAAGACCGTGCTGCTGATAGAGATGCAAGGGCACAAGATGTACTTGCCGTCCGTAAAGGTAAAATTTCATCTGTCTATCCAGCATTTTTTCCAGAAGGTGTAGACGCAAATGTCGTTGCAAATTTTATTGACATTGTTGCCCGTGACTTGTCAGAAGTTATGGCGCCACTTCCTGCGGTTAACTGCTCGGCCGCTAATCAGGTCTCTGACCGTGCTCGTTCTTTTGCCGATAAGCGTACTCGTATTGCTTCTAATTATTTTGCTCATTCAGATTTACAAGTGCAGATGTACACAGGTGCAGACCATTACATCACATTTGGTTTCGTCCCATTCATAGTTGAATTAGACGAAGAGGCAGGGCTGCCACGTATCCGTGTAGAAAGTCCGATTGGGGCTTACCCAGAGTTTGACCGCTACGGACGTTGCATTGCCTTTGCTAAAAGATATGAACTATCAATTGCTGAATTAGTATCTCAATTCCCAGAGTATGAAATGCAATTACTAGGCAAAGAAGGTTATGAACAAAACCTAAGTGCCAGAATTGATTTTATTCGTTATTACGATAAAGACCAATCTGTTATTTATGTTCCTAGCCGTAGCAATTTAATTTTATCTCAAGCAATTAATCCGCTTGGAAAAATGATGATTGTAGTTGCTAGACGTCCTAGTGTTGATGGTGAAATGCGTGGACAGTTTGATGATGTTCTAGGTATCCAACTGCTTCGTAATAGGTTCGCATTACTTGCGATGGAAGCAGCAGAGAAATCTGTTCAATCACCAATTGTTGTTCCACAAGATGTTCAAGAAATTGAGTTTGGCGGAGATTCTATTATCCGCACAGCCAATCCAGCAGGTGTACGCCGTGTTGAACTGCCTATACCTAATGGTGCATTTACTGAACAAACATTACTACAACAAGAGTTAAGAACTGGAACTAGATATCCAGAGTCACGTACTGGTAATATTGATGCGTCAATTATTACTGGCCAAGGTGTACAAGCACTTATGGGTGGCTTTGATACACAAGTTAAATCTGCTCAGGCTATCTTTGCATCAGCACTTAAAGATGTTATTTCTGTTTGTTTTGAAGTAGATGAAAAATACTTTGACTTTGAAAAGACAGTTCGTGGTGTAGATGCTGGTTCTCCATACAGCATTGACTACAAGCCATCAAAGGATATCAAAAAAGATTATTCAGCCGATGTTCGTTACGGCATGCTTGCTGGTCTTAATCCAGCACAGGGACTTATTTTTATGTTGCAAGCCCTTGGAGGTAAATTAATCTCCAAAGATATGGCTATGCGTGAGTTACCATTTGGTATTAACGTAACTCAAGAACAAGAAAAAATTGAAATTGAAGATATGAGAACTGCATTAATTGCATCAATGCAAGCATACTCTCAAGCAATACCACAAATGGCAGTTCAAGGACAAGACCCTACAACTGTGGTTAAAAAAATAGCAGAAGTTATTAAAGCACGTCAAAAAGGCGTAACACTTGAGGATGCAATAGAAGATATATTTGCACCAGAATTACCTCCTGCTGGTGCCGAACAAATGGTTGAGCAAACGTCCCCTGCTCCCGAAGCATCACCAGGAGGTCCTATTCCAGTACCGCCACAAGCACAACAAGGCGCCCCAGATATTCAAAGTTTACTTTCTAGTTTAAGTTCAAGCGGTAAAGGAACGGCAAGCGCTAGACGTGTAATTAGAAGATAATTTAGAAGGGGACCATGACAGCAATAGTTGGAATACAGGGTAAAGGCTGGGCTGTTCTAGGCGCAGATACTACAACCTCATATCAAGATAGACCATACGTGGCTAAAGGATGTGAGAAGATAGTTAAGATTGGTGAGTATCTAATTGCAGTTGCAGGTGATGCAATTGTAGGAGATATTCTTAATAACTTATGGCAACCACCAAAAGTAATTAAGACGCAAGACCCAGATAGATTTATGATGATTAGAGTATTACCATCTATGAAACAAACCATAATAGATGGCGGATATGACCCAACACCTAAAACAAAAAATGATGATGATTCAGGTTGGGATGCATTAGTTTGTTTTAATGGTAGGTTATATCAAATTAGCGATGACTATGGATATATGCGAGATGACAAAGGTTTATATGCAATAGGTTCTGGTGGAACCTTAGCCCTTGGAGCATTAGCAGCAATGGAGTCTGAAACTAAGACTCACGCAAAAGCATCAGGGGCCGCAAAGAAAGCAATCAATATAGCAATTGAATACAACGTATGGTGCGGTGGAACCGCAACCGTTAAAACACAATTTACTAAGTAGGAGGAAGCGTGGAACAACAAGGTGGATATAGAAAACCAAATAACCCAGCCCCAGTATCAGGCCCTGGCTCTCTTAGTCAACGTACTGACGGGGGTCCAACACAACCTGCAACCTACATTCCAGGATTACCACAAGGCGAAGGACAAGCAACTTACGACCAACAAGTAGCAGCACCAATGATGGGTGCAGTAAAAATGGAAGACATTGAAGGCGCAGATGTAACCACAGATTTATCTGCACCAACAGAATTTCCTAATGAGCCAATACATCATGGAGCATCATGGGGTGATAGCCCAACCATTAATCCTAATTCTCTTGGTGGTATATCTGGAAGCAATCCAACAAATGTTGTTTATAGAATGATGTCATATGATACATCTGGAAAATTAGAAGCATTATATAACAGATTGAATATGTCTTAATGTCATTTACTTCTCCATCAACACAATTGCCTCCATTAGAGCCAAACCCATTTAATCCAACACTTGCGTCTGCAGAGCCATTGCTATATGCAGCAACAAATGCTGGTTCATGGACACAAGAAGAGGCTGTTGTAGTTACTAATCTTTTAAGTTATTTATCATTAGATAATGAACTTGTTAAAAATAAAGATATAGGAAAAGCAAGAAAAAAATTTAATTCTTTAGATAAAGATACAAAAGAATTTTTAAAATTTTTAAATCCAGAAGCAGACTATCAACAACAACCTAAAAGTATTTTTAAAAAAGTTCTTGAAGCAGGTGTAAGCCAAGTAACTGAACCATTTAGGTCTACGTTAGATACTCTTGAAAAATTTGGCAAAGGTGTTAAATCTGTTTATAAACTTGGTGTTGCTATAAATGAACCTGAAGTAAAAAATGAAATAATAAAATTAACTGGTGGAACTCCATCAACTGCAGAAAATTTTAAAAAATCATTAACTAATAAATCTTGGTCTGATATTTATGAAGGTAAAAATTCATGGCGTGAATCAAGTATTAAAGAACTTGAAAATAAATATGGATATGCTGCATCTTATTTGGCTAGAAAAATAATTGATGGTGTAAAACCAGCAGATATTTTAAGAGAGTATGGTGAGATTGATGCACCATTAACTAAGGCTTTTCAAGATTTTGCATCTAATAGTGATAGTTGGAAAAAACTTTATGCAGAACATAAAGGCCAACAAATTAATCCAGGTAATGATTTAACTAACTTTTTAAATAAAACACTTCCACCCAAAGATTTAGGCACTGTTGGTGATTTTATTAAGAATACAGTTGGTACAATTCCATTTATACCAGTACCAGTTGCAGAACAAAATACTTGGGCAGTTAAAAACATTAACCCATTTACTTTTAAAGAAAATCAATGGGCTTCACCGTCTGGTCAAATTAATTTTGCCTATACTATACTTAGTGACCCACTTACTTGGTTAACTGCTGGTTCAAGTAAATCATTAATGGCTGGACAAAGATTAGCGCAAGAAGTTTATGCTGGTAGAACAGTTGAATCAGTTGCTCAATTATTTAAAAATCCACAATTTAATCAAAAAATATCTAAAGTTGCAGATGAAATTAATCAACTTAGAGCAGCAACTGAAGCAAAAGATTTTGCTCAAGCAGGATTAATTAGAACTCGTATAGCCACATTACATCCAGAATATGATAATGACGGATTGATTAATCATTTAATAACTACTAAAGTTTTAGATGATGATTTAAAAGAAGTTCCAATTACAGACCTTCGAACAATGCAAAAGTTTTTTGAACGTGGAGAAAATGTAGGATTTATTACTGATTTAAAAATTAATGGTATAATTCAACAAAGAGCACACAATATTGCTTTAGAACGTAGAACAAGAGCCTTTACTGATAAAGGAAAAGTATTATTTGATGAATTAGTAAATGGTATTGAAGGTAGTGTTTTAAGTGGTAAAAAACCCATACCAGCAGAAGCAACTAAAACATTAGAAGCATGGGAAAATTTTGTTCTTAAAGATATTGATTTAAATAAACTTGTTCAACCTACTGATGATATTATTAAAACATTAACTTTACAAAAAAATAAACTTACTAAATCATATAATAAATTATTTGCAAAAATGCCAGCAAATAGTGTAATTTATCATCAAGATGAATTTGTTTATAAATCAGCAGATACATTTAGACAATTAGCAAGATTTTTAATTGGCGATAAATTAGTTGCAAATATGATTACTCAAAGATATTTATCTAGAAGTCCAGAAGAAAGATTACATACTCTTAAAGTAATGTATAATTTTTATCTTGATAAAATTGGTATGGGTTCTACTCCAGATGGTTTAACTGCAAAGCGTGCATATTTAGAAAAAATTTTTGGTTCAGAGTTTGGTTTAAGACCAATTATAAATATGACCATTCCAAAACATATGGATAACTCTAGTTTAGGTTCTGTAGATGTTGGACAAACTTTAGCCCCTGCTGCTAGTCAAATTTTTCATACAACTCCAGGTATTTCACAAATTCCATTTGATGATGTTCTTAAACAAACATATGACTTAGATGGTCTTCGTGGTAGTTTACTTAAAAATATAGCAGCATTTCCAACCTATAACTCTGGTATGCGTGCTGTTCAAACTGGTTGGACTGGATTAGTATTACTTCCTAAAGTTGCATCAAAAAATGCTTTTGATAATTTTACTATTGGAGTTATGGTACATGGACCAGATGAATTAATTAGTCTTTTTAGTGGTAAAGGTAAAAGTTTAAGCAAAACAGTTCAAGCATATACTGCCAATAAACAAACACAAGGAATGCTTAAGGGTAGATTTCTTAGTTTAATTAAAAAAAATCCAGCAGAATCTATTAGTTCTGCCGAAAGAAAAAGACTTCGTGGATTTCAAGACGTAGAAAGAATAGTTGAATTACCAAGTGGTACAAAAGTAAAAATTAAAACAACACTTCCACTAGGAGAATTATTTGAAGGTTCAGTTCAAGAAAGAATTGCAAAAGCAGCAATTGCAAAATACGGCAATTTAAACGAAAAAGAAGCCAAATGGTTTACTACTTTTCTTACACAAAGTTCTCATGCTGTAGAAGGTATTACACAATCCTCAGTTGCTGCAACATTTGCTAATCAAATAGTTGATAGTGGCATGGCTGATGAAGTTTTTGGTAAATCTTCTTGGGCACTAGCCCTTGAAGAGGCTGGTAGAAAACAAACTGGCAAATATGTTATAGATTCACATAATGTTATTAGTGATAGTAATAGAGCATTGGCTCATATGGCTACATTTCGTCAACATTTTGCATTTAACAAAAAAGGAAATGTAGATTTTGGTGCAGCATTTATCGAAAACAATGGTTTAAAAACTGCAAATGATGTTGAAAATTATGTTACTCAACTTATGGGTAAAATTGGTTGGGTTAAAAATTCATCAGGTAAATATGTTGCTAGTGGTCAGGGTATTAAAAAAGGTAAAGATGGTAAAATAATTGTTGATGACAAAAAATCTTTACAAAAAATTAAAAATTTTAATGGTTTATTTCTTAAGTCTTCTACTTTTAAACAAGAGGGTAAAACAGACGCAGAAATAACTGAAAGTATTATTCGTGGCAGCATGGCTGAGTTATATAATGTATTTCATGGTAGTGCTGGTAAATTTAATCAAGATTTATTAGATTTAATAAAAATAAAAATAGAAACTGTTCAAAAAGTTTTAGGTAAAGATGTGCCAGGTGAGACTGAATTACAAAAAGCATTACGTTTAACTAATCTTAAAGAACAATCTACTGTTACTTATCAAATAGATAATTTAACAGTTGATGAATTTAGACAAGTTACTAAAGATTTTCCAATTGAAGGTACTTTAAAAACAGATATTGATTTTCAAGAACTTGGATTTAAGCCAGATTCAATATTTAAAAAATTTGGTACTGTTCCATGGCAAATTATGGACCAACAAATGGTTGACCTTTATAGTTCTGATATATATCTTATTAAAGTTTTACAAAATCGTGCACTTACTGAAAATTTTGAAAACCAAATGGTTAAAGATATTATTCAAGATACTTTACGGGCTAATAAAGGTAAAGAAATTGACATAGATGCAATTACTGCTCAAGCAGAATTACAGGCTGATTCTTATTTTAATAATTTAGCCCAAGTAAATGCTCAAAATCAAGTATTAACACAGATAGATAATCCAGCAATTAAAAATCAACTTGATTTTAATACAAGAGTAGTTGGTAGATTTATCCGTGCTACTAATGATTATGCTAGACGTATGGTTCGCTACATGAGTCAGAATCCAGATAAGGTTGCTTATAGGGCTGGCATGTATGTTCACGCTTCAAATGGTAGTGGTATGGTTTATGAAGACCAAGATGGCAATCAATATATTCTTGTTCCTAATGATGGAGTTTTTTGGAGAAATGTTGCGCCAGTAATGGCATCTCTTGCTAATCCATTAAAAGCAGCGGGTGGGGTATATAGAGGATTAACTGAAGATGACTGGAGTTTCTTTAAACAACCAGAGTGGAATCAATATACTGCTAAAATTTCTTTCTTAAACCCATCTTATTCTGAAGGTGCTGGTGTTTGGTCACTTGTTGGTCCTACTATGGCAATACCAACCCTAGCAACAAAGGCTTTATTAACTTCAGCAGGACAATCTTTAGATATTAAACAAATGGTACAGTTTGCTGAAAACTTAGATAACTGGGTTCTTGGTCCAACTAGTGATAATACAAACTGGGTAAGGGCTTTAGTTCCAGGAAGTTTAATGAATGCTTGGGCACAAATGCCAGGTGGACAAAAAACTGGTCTTGAAGCAAACATAGTTATGCAGGCTGCTGCTGCATTACAAATGAATCCAGCAACTAGAGTTAGTGGTGCAGATTTACAAGACCCAGTTAAAATGGATTTATTTTATAAAAGGTTAAGACTTGCTGCACATAATATTGTAGCAATTCGTGCTGGTTTTAATACTTTGTCTCCGATACCACTAGGAAATACACAAGCAGATATTCCAAGTGAGTTAAGAAAACAAGGCATAGTTTCTCTTAATCAATATTGGGGAGAAATTATTCGTGGTGTTACTATTAATAATTCTGAAAATGGATTTTATTTACATGACCCAATAGCCCTTGCTACTGCAATGTATATTGGTGATAATCCAGATAGACTTGTCTATACTGTATCTAAGTCTAGTAGAGCAGCCAAAGTTGCTATTAACTATACTAAAGAAACAAAAAATTGGGCAATAGGAAACAAAAAATTACTAGAAAGATATCCAACCGTAGGCTGGGTATTTGCTCCACATGTTGGTGAGTATGACCCAAATGTAATGTACTTCTTAGAGGCTAGTGATTTAATTGGTCCAAAAGAAAATCCTTTTGATTTCCAAGGAAAAGGATTGAAGGATTATATTATTAATGTTACTGCTGCTAAAGATAGATACAAGTATTATCAAATAGATAAAGATGTTAACAAGTTATTTACAGACCCAAATAATCCTGATAGAAATAGGGCTGATTATCGTAGGTCAATATTAGCCAATGCAGATGCACAGAAAAAAGTATTACTAAGTGGTAACTGGGCATTAAGAGAAGCATTGGTTCAAAAAGCATTTGAACAAAGACAAAGTCAAATTACTAAATTTAGTAATTTAGAATCAATGGTTCGTGATAAAGAATTTATTGATAAACTTCCTAAAGAACAAGTAAAGACATTACAATTAATGACTTCTTTATCAAGAAGATTATTAAATATTTTTGAAGATACTAATGTAAGAAGTCAGTTTAATGGAACAGAAACATTGGAAAAGGAAAAAATACAAGGTATGGCTAATTTAGAAAATTTAGCAAAAGGTAACAGAGCCTTAACCGATGCTTATGAAAGTATTATTCGTCCATTGCTTGATGAAGTTTATACTACTCCTACGAAAGTGATGGAAAAATAATGACTTGGTCGCAAAATTCATCTGGTAAATGGGTATTTGTTAATGATGGTACTGGATATAAAAATGACCCAACTCATGCTAATGTTCCAAATCCTAATAAATTATCAGACCCTCCTGCAGCAAATGCAACTCCATCTAGTGGTCCTAAATCAGACCCAACAGGTGGAACACCAAACCCAAATTTAAATCCAATTCCTCAAGGTGTTCAACTTGATTGGAGTAAATTCCTTGATGGTAGTTTTGTATTAAACTCTGGGGCAACAGAAGGTTCAATTTCTGGACAACCATATATTTCTGGTGCGCCACTGGCAGATGGAAGACCAAATCCTAAATCAATAATTATTTTACCTAGTGGAGATGGTAAAGGTTATTTTGCACAAGATTTAGATGCAGCAGTTGAAGAATATATAAATAGAATACCTAATATTGCAAAAGAAGCATACAAGAAAAAATTAAAAAATTATTATCCAACTACAAAAGATTATGCCATATCATTAGCGGGTGGTCCAGTAGTAGAAAATGATTTAGGTTTTCAGGCTGCTGTTAAAAAAGCATTGCAAGCAACTAGCGTTGATAATTTTAGGTCTGCTGTAAAAATTGCAGAACAAAAGAAAACAAATCCTAATTTTGACCCAAGTGGTCAATTGTATTCTTTTGAAACCTTTGTTCAAACTAGAGACCCACTAGCAGACCCAACTTCAACAAGTTCAAGAACTAGTCAATTAACAACTAAAGAAGATGCATTAAGAGAGTTTTATAGAACCGTTCAAGATTATGTTGGAGACCCTAAATTAGTTAATGAGTTAGATAAACTTGCTAATCAATATTGGATTGAACTACATGCAGAAGAATTAAAACGAGTTAGTACTGGTTTTAGTACAACCAATCCATTTGGACAATCAGTATCAAGTACTAGAAGTTACGCACAATTAACAGATTTAGATAGACTTGAAATGCGTATTAAACTTATTACCAGAGGTAGTACTAAGGCTAAAAGCACTGGTATTAAAGAAGTAGAACCAACAAAACTTCAAGATGCTGGTGGAGAAATTGGTAATTATTATACTGAATTACTTGGACACTCATACAAAACTGGTATACGTTTAAGTAATGAAACACTATTATCAAAGGTTGAAGAAATTAATAGACCAGGTGGTTCTATTGAAGAACAAAAACGTTCTTTAACTCAAGCATCTAAATTAAAGTATAAAGCCCTTGCTCCATATATAGATGCTGGTATAAGTGTTGGAGATTTTATTGCAGATTTTGCAACAATTAAAGCAAGAGAATTAGATATGAGCGCAAAAGAAATAAATGTTTTTGACCCAGATATTCAAGCAGCAATTACTGGAGAAAAACTATTAGGTCCAGAAGATTTTACTACATTGGTTAGAAAAAATCCTAATTGGAAATATAGTTCTACAGCAAATGAAAGTGCTGCGCAATTTTTAAATTCACTTCTTAAAACATTCGGTAAGGTAGGCTAATGGCATACGACCCAGTTACTAAAATTTATACTCCAGAGTATACACCAAATCCTGATGCATATATAGAAAAAATGATAAAGGCTGGTGCAACTAAAGCAGGGGCTGCATCATCTGCTAGATACCAAGCACAGGCTGATGCATACTTTGCTCCAACTGGACCAGGTGCAAATATTGACCCACTTACTGGTGGACCAAGAACACCAGTAGTAACGGGTAAAACTCCAGAACAAATAGCAGCAGAAGAAGCAGCCGCTGCAGCAGCAGCAAAAGCAGCAAAAGAAGCAGCAGATAAAAAGGCTGCAGAAGAAAAAGAAATGGCATCAAAGCGTGATGCTTTTGCTGTTATTAAGGCTACTTTAAAAACTTATGGATTTACTGATGCAGAAATTGCGGAATTAAATACATTTATTGAGGCTGGTTTAACTAATGCTAAAATGGGACCAGAACAACTTAAATTAGATATGAGAGAATTACCTACATATAAGGCTAGATTTGCTGGTAATGCAGCAAGAATTAGTGCTGGTTTAAATGCATTATCTGAATCACAATATTTACAACAAGAAAATGATTATGCAGAAATATTTAAAATGTATGGTGTAGGAAATTTATCCTCTCGTGCTCAATTTAGTTCATTAATTGGTGGTAATGTATCAGTAACTGAAACAACTAAACGTATAGATGCTGCAGTAAAAAGAGTTAAAAATGCTGACCCAGAAATTTTAAAAACTCTTAAAAGTTTTTATCCAACTATTACTGATACAGATATTGTTTCTTACTTTTTAAAGCCAGCAGAAACATTACCAGAATTAGAAAGAAAAACTACAGTAGCAGAAATTGGGGCTACTGCAAAACAGTTTGGTATGTTAGAAACTGGTTTAACAAGGTTTGAAGATTTGCAAACATATGGAGTAAATCTTGCAAAAGCAAGAGAAGGTTACTCAGTTATTGCAGAAGAACTTCCTACTGCTACTAAACTTAGTTCTATATATGATGAAATGAATATTACTTATGGACAAACACAAGCAGAAGAAGAACGGTTTAAAAGTTCTGCAAGTGCTAAACGAAAGAAAGAAGAATTAATACAGCGAGAAAAAGCAGCCTTTAAAGGTTTATCTGGAATATCTAAAGTTTCATTAAGTAAAAGTCCTAAAGGACAAATATAGATTCCCTACACGGATATACCAGCCCCGTGAGGTGTATAAGCCTGGTAGTAGAAGCCAGCCAGTTTCCCCGAACTGAACTGTGGTCTACGAACTAATCAACGAATAGAAAGGGTGGTTGCTATGAGCAACAATTACTGGGAAGACGAAGACGAAGACCAAGATAACGATACACCTCTGCAAGGTGATGACTTAGTTAAGAAACTAAGAAAAGCCAAACGTGCAGATGAGAAACGTATCAAGGAACTTACTGAGCAACTTGAGGGTTTATCCAAGGTGCAGCGTGAGCGAGTCGTCAAAGAAGTCCTAGAGAAAAAAGGTGTAAACCTTAAAGCAGCAAGACTAGTATTAAAAGACTTAGATGATGTTAGCGAAGAGACAGTTTCTAACTGGCTTGATGATAACGCAGATTTGTTTGGAATAAATGTTCCTGCTCAGTCTAATGCAGATAACGTATCCCTAGCGGCATTACGCCAACAGGATGTAGTTACTCAAGGTGCGGTTACACCAGACCGTGAGCAAGACTTCAACACAAAGATTGACAATGCTCAATCTGCTGATGAACTCATTGCATTATTGCGGTCACAATAATTTAATTCCGTTCATAGTCACTTGGAGGTGACGAAATGCCTACAGTAAATTACACAACCACAGGTTCTGCTTCATTAGGCGGAACTGCTGGTGGTGCTGGCCTAGTACAGAAGGCGTATGACCGTCTTCTGGAATTCGCTCTCCGTTCTGAACCACTAATTCGTTCAGTTGCAGATAAGCGTCCAGCACGTCAAGCAATCCCAGGTTCAACAGTTGTTCTACAACGTTATGTTGACCTAGCAAAAGCAACAACTGCACTGACTGAGACAGATGATGTCGATTCAGTAGCGTTGTCAACACCAACCTCAGTAACCATTACTCTTGCAGAGTACGGTAACTCAGTGTTGGTAACTCGTGCGTTGGAACTATTCAGCCTTGCTGATGTAGACCCAGCAATCGCAAACATTATCGCTTTCAACCTAGCAGATTCTATTGATGCTATCGCAATGACTGAATTGCGTGGCGGTTCAAACGTAATCTATTCAGGTTCAACAGCAACTTCAACTGCAACAATTACTGCAGCAGCAACTTTAAGTTCTGCTAACGTTTTAAAAGCAGTTGCAAAACTACGTGCTAACAATGCTGCCCCTCGTAAGGGTTCAAACTTCTGGGCTGGTATCCACCCAGAGGTATCACACGATTTCCGTCTTGCTACTGACACAGGTAACTGGTTAGTACCAAACCAATACGGTGCTACACAAGACCGTGTTTGGGCAGGAGAGATTGGTGTATACGGCGGAGCATACTTCGTAGAAACTGCACGTATGTACAAGGCTGCAGACGGTTCTGGTGGAACTGCTGCTAACAGCGTATACCGCACAATTATTTGCGGACAGCAAGCACTTGCTGAGGCTGTAGCAGAAGAGCCACATACAGTTATCGGACCAGTAGTTGACCGCTTAATGCGTCATCGCCCAATGGGTTGGTATGGCGTACTAGGATTTAAGCGCTACCGTGAAGAGGCTTTATACAGAATCGAATCAGGTTCTTCAATCGCTGCTTAGTTGATTGACGGTTAGGCACTGCTTATACGGCGAATACGTTGCAGTGCCTAACAGTAAGTTCATTAAGGAGAACAATGGCGTATTATCTATTTAAAACACCTAATGTAGAAGAGGGACCAGCAGGTGGACATAGACTGTTTCACTTCTATAAACTAAATAGAGGTATTAGTATTGCTAAATCTGGTGCTACTTATTCACAGGTAAGATATCCAGTAGATGAAGATATAGCAGACTATGATGAATTTTATCGTGGTGGCTATACTCATACAGTTGATGATACAACTAGAGCAGCATTAATTGCTGGTGGTGTTGGCGTTACTTCAGCCAACTTTACAGCACTATGAGTTTACATCAAGAAAGAACACATCCAGAATTTATAGAAGGATGTTTTGGTTGCAAAATTAGTACCCTTGAGTTAGCCCCAGGGGATGCTAGAAAACCAATAGCCCAGAAAAAATGGGACGGAGAATTGGCTGCTTATCGTGCTGCAAGAGCCGAAGGTATCCAACCAGGAGGGACAACTTGGCGGCAAATTAATGCAGCACGAGAAGCCTCTGAGAAGTTAAACAAACCATATGATGCAAACACTATGCCAGCGGCTCAGAAAATTGACCAACGGGTAGCCAACACAATGCGAGAGGTAGGAATGTAATGCCAAAAGTAGGAAAGAAAAAGTTCCCATACACAGCCAAAGGAAAGGCTGCAGCCAAGGCTTATGCTAAGGGTGAGAAGATGGAATCCAAGTCTGAAAAGATGATGGAAATGAAAAAGGGTATGAAGAAGATGGGCAAAAAGAAGTAACATGGCTACTCCTAAGCCAAAGCCTAAACCAAAATTATCAGAGAGTCAAAAGCGTGAAGAGACTCTTAAGGAAAATCAAAAACAAATATCTCCTGAAGGTGTGGCTGCAGCAGATGCTGCTGCTAAAAAAGCACTTGAAGAAAAATATCCAGGAATGTTTATACCAGAAACACGCACAACTGCTGGCGTATACAGGGCTAGATAATGAAAGCAAAAAAAGGAATGGGCTTTAAAGCAGCCCAGAAACAAATTGCAAAAAAACAAGGAATCTCTATGGAAGGTGCTGGCGCTATTTTGGCTGCAGGTGCAAGAAAAGCAAGTAAGTCAGCAAAGAAAAAAAATCCAAACTTATTAAAAGTAAAGGGTAAGAAAAAGTAATGTCATCTGGCCAATACAAACGACACGATGGATTTAATCCAATACAGATTAAAAACGGATTTGTTGTGCGTATTGGCAAGAATGGCATAGTCAGACAAGTACTAGGAAAGCAAGGGGAGTATGGCAAAGACAGCAGCATGGCAACGCAAGGAAGGTAAAAATCCTAAAGGCGGACTCAATGCCAAGGGCAGAGCATCCTATAAGGGTGGAACCCTCAAGGCACCTGTAAAGAGCGGGGATAACCCTCGTAGAGCCTCATTCTTGGCCCGTATGGGCGGGATGCCAGGACCTGAGCGTAAACCTAATGGTGAGCCAACAAGATTATTACTATCGCTACAAGCATGGGGTGCTAGTTCAAAGGCCGATGCTAAGGCTAAGGCAGCAGCAATATCTAAAAGAAACAAAGGAAAGAAAAAATAATGCCAGCCAAAAAGACTAAGTCTAAAGTAAATGCTGCTGGTAATTATACCAAGCCTGGCATGAGGGCTGCATTGTTTAAGAAGATTAAGGCTGGTTCTAAGGGCGGAGACCCAGGAGAATGGTCAGCCCGCAAAGCACAACTACTTGCTGTTCAATATAAGAAGGCTGGCGGAGGATATAAGTAATGGCACTTGCTAAATCTCAGAAGTCTTTAAAGGATTGGACTGCACAGAAGTGGAAAACTTCTGATGGTAAGCCATCTAAGGGTAAGAAAAGATATTTACCTGAGAAGGCTTGGGCTGCATTAAGCCCTGCTGAGAAGGCTGCTACTAATAAAGCCAAGGCTGCAGGTAATGCTAAGGGTAAGCAGTTTGTTAAACAACCTAAATCAATAGCCAAGAAGGCTGCTAAATACAGATAGGGACATAGGGGACTATGAGTAAAAAAAATTCTATTGCACTAGTTTGGTGCGACAATGGAATGGTAGACGGCAAGTTTATGCAAGGCGTAACAGATGTAATGTTAAAGTCTGGCGTAGAGTTTGCTACATCATTACGTAGTCAAGGCAACCAGATTGCTAGGCAACGTCAGACAGTAATTGATTACTGGTATGATAAGACTGATTACGAATGGCTACTATGGGTAGACTCAGATGTAGTAATTAGTCCAGAGAAGTTTAAGTTATTATGGGATAATAGAGATGCTGAGAAGCGTCCATTGGTTACTGGAGTATACTTTACTACAGATAATCCAGAGGAACCTTTGATGGTTCCAATGCCTACAGTATATAGTTTTGTTAATGATGGTGATGGTGGAGTAGGTATAACTAGAGTACACCCACTACCAGAGAATCAATTAATCAAGGTAGATGCAGCAGGTATGGGATTTATCCTAATGCATCGTAGTATTGTACCTAAAGTTCGTGAGGCTGGACCTGATGGTCAAGTCTTTATGGAAATAGGTAGAGGCACTAAGTTTATGGGAGAAGATATATTCTTCTTTGCCCTATGCGATAAGGCTGAGATACCAGTTTATTGCCATACTGGAGCAACTGTACCACATATGAAACGATTCTCATTAGATGAACATTATTACAAGGCATTTTTTGGTAAGCCTAAAGAAGAACCTAAATCAAAATTAATTACACCCGACAAGAAAATCATTACACCTAGATAATAAAGGAAGATATGACAACTACCCTATCGAACATAATGGATGAAATCCAGATTAACCTTGCTGGATATACATACCAACAGGATAGAGCAACACACTTAAGTAGTGCAGTCTCTACCTTAACGTCATCATCTACATCACCTACAGTTTTATACTTAGGCTCTACCGAGAATCTAGGTAAAGGTATTGTTGAGATTGATGAAGAGTTATTATGGGTAGACTCATTTGACCGTGTGGCTAATACAGCCACTGTAGCCCCGTATGGCCGTGGTTATCTAGGCACTACTGCTGCTACACATACAGCAGACACTAAGGTTACTATCTCCCCTACCTTCCCACGTTACGTAATTAAGCGTGCAGTTAATGACACTGTAAGAGCAATGGGTGCTTCTATATTTGCAGTAGGAGATACTTCATTTACTTATAATGCAGCAATTACTACCTATGCATTTGCTAACTTAAACATAGATAATATTTTAACAATTATGTGGCAAGAAGTTGGTCCATCTAAAGAATGGATACCAGTAAGACGTTGGTCTTTTGATTCCTTTGCCGAACCTACAGCCTTTGGATATGCCTCAACTGATAATGTGCAAACAGTAACTATTGGTGATTACATCACCCCAGGCAGAACTGTAAAGGTTGTTTATGCAACTGAGCCAACTGCTTTTACAACTAACTCTCAAGTCTTTACAACACAAACTGGACTACCAGAATCTTGCAAAGATGTGGTAGTTCTTGGTGCTTCATATCGTCTACTTACCTACCTTGACCCAGCACGTGCTGCTCAAGTTAGCCCACAGGCAGATGAAACAGATAGCAAGAGGCCATATGGTTCTTCACAGAACGCATCACGTCAATTGCTAGCCCTATACACACAACGCTTACAAGAAGAAGTACAGCGTCAACAAGTATCATATCCAATCCGCATCCACTACAGCCGATAGGTAACTAAATGACAACACGTAAATACTCATCACGCTCACAGCAGACC